TTTGCTTGCGCGGCTTTGATGTCGATATTGTCAGACGACAACATGCCGTTCAATTCAGCCGCATAGCGTTTCACAATTTTACTTGATGACATTGATGCATACAGCATCGCTTCAGACGCTTGCGTGCGTACTGATTCAACCGCAATCGCGTTGTTCACGCGCGTCAATTCGCGTTCGTATGCGTCTTTTGCAACGCTCCATGTCGGGTATTTCTTATGGTCTTTAACCCATCCGATTTCAAACTCCAATTTTGATTTGCGCGATGCTAAATTGGACGGCATACCGGACATTGTGCGCGCAACGGCGGTATCAACGCCGCGCAATTCCTCATACGTAAAATCGCGTGCATATTGGCGCGCATCGCCCAATAACACAAGGTCGTTGAATTTATCGTACAGCGCATTTGCTTGTGCAATCAGTTCGTTCATACGTGGGATGTCACCGCTTGCAATTGCATCGCGCATCGGTTGCGCGTTGTATTCCTTGAAACCGTCAACCTTTGCCATTGCCGCGCGCGCCTCCTCAATTTTCGCTTCTAATTCTTTGCGCAAGCGTTCGGCTTCCTCTGCTTTGCGCCGCTCCTCTGCCAAATCCTTATCGAATTTCGCGCGTATATCTTGCGGCACGGCTTCTTTCGCCACCGGCACAAGTTGATGACGGCAATTCCAACCGCCAACATTCACTTGAAAATTCTCCGGCGTTGTACCCTCAATCAATCCGTATGGCAAATCGGTTTTCGGGTTCATTTTGCATTGATGCACTTTGCCGTCATATTCGATTTTGCCCGCCAAAATATCGGGTATCTCTGAAACGTGGATGAACTCTTTTGCAGTCAGATGATGACAAAACTCCCGTGTCGTTTCAATCTCACTACCAACGTACTGAAACCACTCCGCGCCCAAATCATCCGTGAACAATTTGTTGTTTTGTCCGGCATACTGTGTCAATGCTGTTGTCGCATACGTCTTTGCGTATTTTGCCAAACTGCCTTCGCCGGTGTCCGTTGTCATCAACTGATTGCGCAATTCGTTGACCAAATCGGCATATTTCGCGCCGGATGTAACCGCGCGCAACAACGTCTTTGCCAGCGGGTCAAGCACATTCGATTGCAACCCCGCGCCCGTCAAACCGTCAATGGTCGTTGTCACGGCAACGCGCTTCATCGCTTCGTATTTGGCTTTCGCTTTGTCATTCAACGTCTTTTCTGCAAAGTGCTTTGCGTAATACGCTGATTGCGATTTGTAGATTGAATCGAACTCCGCCGCCAATTCTTTCACGCCCTGCAAATATGCTTTGTCTTTCGATGTGATTTGCGCCAAACGTGATTTGATGTCAGACAACACCTTCAGATTCGCCGTTGACATCTTTATGTTTCCGGATGCGTCAACGTCTAATTTCTTTATAAGTTCAACCGCCGAATCAAAAATCTTTTGTTCGGTTTTGGTAATAACACCGTCAAACGCATTCGATGCCGCGTCCAACTTTGCAACAACTTCTTTTGGAATCGCCATATTGCGGGTATATTTAGCCGGAGGCGCACTTTCGCACGCCGTCCGGTCAATTACATTGTTTTGAATTATTCATCGCCCTCATCGCCTTTTTGCGGCTGCGGCTTTTTCTTCGGGTCTTTGTCATCATCCGGTTCGTCTTTCGGTTCGTCATCCGGATTCGGGTTGCCGGAATTGTCAACCACATCGGCAAATGTCGGCGCGTTCACCGGCTCATTCGCCTTTTGCACCTCTTCGGCATACTTTTTCAGCACCTCCATTTGCTTTTTGTAATCGCGTGAATAGAAATCTTTATCTTCGCGAATTGCGCGCAATACAAACGCCGTAATGTTGCATGAAACGATATAATCCAATTCCGTGATTCCGTTATTCTGAAGCATTGTCATCTTTGATTCATCGGACATGCCAAACAACGGGTCAAGATTGAATGTCGTTTCAATCATGTGCGCGATTTCGGGGTCTGTGTTGAATTGCTTTTTTGCATAATCAATCTCCAATTCGCGCAATATCATCGGGTGCGCTTGCGCATCGCGGGCGTTTTTCAGTTCAGCCATAAGAACAGACGTGTTCAGTATGTCATATTTTGTCGGAACGTTGATTTTCGGCAACATCGCTTTGCGTTCATCCGGATTCGCAATCAATGTGTTGTAGCGGTATTCGTTGATGAACATATATATGTTGTCAAGAATGCGCACAATATCTTCAGCAACGGCATTCACAAAGTTGTTCAATTCGTCTTTGTCGTATGCCTTTGCAACGCCGGATTGCGACAACGGGGTTTCTGCAAGAAATTCCATGTTGATTGCCGCCAGCGCGTCATATATGTGTTGCCGTACATGTTCATCTTCGAATTTGGCGATGTCCGTTGATTTCGTGACGTACCCAATCGGGGGCGTTGGAAGTTGCTGTTCGCCGAATTTTGCCGCGTTGATGATATATTCGCCGTATGGTGATACATTCGACACCGAACCGCGCCCGTGACAATGATGACAAACTTTCGTGCCTTTCACAACATCTTCGCCGGTCTTTTCGTCTTTTTCGATGATGTATTCTTGTCCCGTACCGTTGCACACCGGACAATCATTGTTCGCAAACACGTACTTTTCCGAATGAATATGCTGCAAGATTTCAGCCTGCAAATCGCTATATTCGCGCGCCGCTTCGTCAAGCGAAGGAATCATGCCGGCAATACGGCTTTCATATATGGTGTCGTTATTCTTGCGTGAATGGTAAACGCCGCCAACCTTGAACGCGGGCAATTCGCCGATGTCATGCCGGTATATGCATGATTCGTCAAACTCTTTCGCGCTGATTTGCTCATATTTGGCAAACTCATTCTTTGTCAGCACGTAATAAATTGCACCGCCGTTGTTCACGCGCCGCCCGCCGTGTGTGTAATACGTGGATGTGTCACGCGATTTCAACACAACGCATTCGCCTTCCGCATAATACATGATTTGTTCGGAATCAAAGAACATCGCAACCGGTTTCACATATTCGGTTGTCGATTCGGGCATCTGTTCCGGAATGACTGCAACGATGCCGTTTGCGTCAATCAGATATTTGCGCAATAGAACGGAAAACGCCCAATTCGTGATTGACGTGAAATGCGGGTAATTAAATTCGCAATACTGCTCCAGCGTTTCATCATCTTTGATTAGCGTTTGCACCTTTTCGGCATCATATTGCACGTTCCAATCTTGCGAACGTCTGATTTTCTCCAATGACGAAAACACCTTTGAAATGGTGCGCTTCGTAATCGGAACGTATATTTTTTCGCGGTACTCTTTTATTTTGTCAGATTCGTTCGGTCTGCGTTCCGTGATTAGTGTTCGCGGCATTTTGCCGTCTGCATGAACCCGCAATTTTTCTGCAAGTTCAACGCATGTACGTCCGTTCTGATAACCGCCCGCCGCAATCAATGTACTCACGATTTCCGGTGTCAACTGTTCGGGTGCTTGTTGACTTTGCTTTTGTTGATTCAGTTTCATATCTCTCAAATTTTAGTTGTTAGAATTGCGCGATGTTACGTTTGCAACCATTTTCCATTTCGCTTTTGCCAGCCAAACGCCGCAATCGGCTTCAGTATGGTTGTCCCAATCAATATCGTAATTGTCCGATTTCGTCAATCGTGTGCCGTTCACAAACACTTTGTCGCATGATAATGCCAGCACAATGCGTTCATGCCACCATTCCGGAATATAATCCGTTTGCGCCTGCAACTCTTTGTTGATTGTAGCGAATAGCACAACACGTTCGCCGGACAACTTTTCATATATTTCGTCCTTCTGATTGAACGCGGGTTTGTTCAACCAAATCGGCAACCATTGGCGAATCGGACGCGATGATGTGAACGGCAAATCGAATGTTTCCGTGTCGCATGTGTATGAAAGCAATGCCAATTCGCCTTTCGGGTTCTCATACCGGCGCAACAAATTGGAATACCAATCAACGCCGATTGCATCTTTCAACGTTGCAGATGACGCAAATTCAAACGTGAACGCATCGCCGGAGGTACGCCCGCCGGTATAATAGCCGAATTGAACACGAACAGATAATCGGAACGATGAATTTGCCGTGAACGTACATTCGATGTCAGCGGGGTAGAAATACGCCGATTGGTTGAATATGATTTGTGAACCTGCTGAAATCTGAATGTTTGCATATTGCTGATACGGCACACCGTTTGAACCCCAATAACGCACATATATTTTCGGGATTTTCAGCGTGTATGTGCCTTTTGCAAATGTTTTGTCTGTCAGTCCCTCGATGTCTATTGTGCGCACAATGCTTTCGCCTTGCGCGATGCTCGATGCATCAACGGCATAAGTTAATGCAGACACGTTCGCAAGCGTTTCTTCGCTGTGTATCTTTATTCTGAAACACTCATCCGGCGCAACGTAATCGCGTGCCGTATTCGCCGGAAACAGTTTTGAACGAAACAACGCGATGCCGTCATAAAACATGCCCGCTGCATAATTGCCAGCCAATGACCGGAATTTGCTGTGTAATGTGTTGCCGTTATACGTGAACGGATTGCCTTCGGCATCCACAACGGAAAATTCAGCGTCTTTGTTATCTGTCGGAACAAAAAACGCGATGCCGTCACCGCCAAAAACCACCGGCAACGGAATGCAAGCGTCCAGCGGGTCAATCGCTTGCGTGAACTGAATGAATTGGTTTTCGTACATATTATTGTTCATATTTTGGAATTAACGTCAATTCGGTGTTGCCCGTCTTGAACTCATATTGCATTTCTTTCAACCAGCATTTCTCCCCGTCAACAACAATCAACCCATACGGATTCGCCAAAATCGCTTTGTATTGCGCCAATGATAACGGGTATTTGATTTTCAACGTTTCGCATTTCATCAATGGCGCACCGTTTTCAATGGGTGCATCCTCTGCAAGTTTCGTTGTCACGGTGTCAAGATAATCAACCAGCGAATAAGGCGATTTTGACGGAGTTTTGAATGCCGCTTTATAATTGACTGTCCCCTTCGTCAAATCGAAATTCTTTTGCGAATTTGCAAACATCATGCGTTTTTTCCAACGTTCAGCCATACGGCGCGGCGATAATGCTGCATTGAATAATTCAGCCGGAACATTGATGCCTTCGGACTGCGAAATGTAGTTTGTCGCGATTTCGTATGCGTACCCAATATGTATCAATTCGCCGTGAACTTCGCGCGTCTGATAGCGTTTCAGTTCAAAAACAAAGATGTTTTCGTCATACTTGTATTCATCGGATGTGTTCTCAATCGCCTTGCGCCGCGTTGATTCAACTGAATAATTGTCGGCAATGAATTGACACAATTTTGATTCCTCTTTCGTCACGGCTTTCACGCCGGACGTGAACACACGTTCAGAATGGATTGAATCAATCGAATTTATATCTTCGTTGGTTGTGTACTTCTTATAACCGATTGTCAGTTGTGTAATCAAATTGTCTTGCGTTGCCGTGCGTGTTTTTTCGTTCGGGTTGTCGATTGTCAAAACAACATCGTCTTTGTAGAACCACTCCCATGATTCAACGCGAATGACCAATGCGCTGTTTTCGTTTACAAAACCCCACCCGATGCAGTCAATGGCATCCAGCGATTCAATGATGTTCTTAAACGACATCGGCATATTTCGTTGGTTGTCATCATCCGTGAACAAACCGCGTATCTTATAACCATTCGTCAATGCTTTCAATGCGCCTTTTCCAATTGATGCAGACGGGTAAACGGAATCGGGGCGTGCGTACAACGATGATTCAACGTGCAATTGGTTGTCTGATATGCATTCAACAATCTTATTCAACGCTTCGTGCGTCATAATCATGTCAGCGTCAACGTCTTTGTTGATTCCGGAACTTTCGCATTCCATTTTGATATACCCGCCTTCGTCAATTGTAACGCGCATCGCCGTTCCATATCGCCCGTCATCATCCGCGCCGGCACTACACCAATAATAACTGTTCAAAACGTGGTTGTAATTGTCATTGCGCATGAACAAACCGAAATACAATTTAGTGTATTCAAGGTTTTGCATTTGCAGATTAACCGGAATAGTGATTGAATGACCGCCGGAATTGTCGTTCATGTGATACAAATCGGATTTCCAAATCGGCGTGAAGTTCTTTTTCGGGTTTGAATCAGTTATATAGCGGTTGAATTTTGTTCCGATGCCTATTAACGCCAAATAACAATCGTATTCATAACGTCCGGCGGAAACTGTCACATGTTGGTCAAACAGCGTTTCAAGTGCTTCGATTTTGACGTTCATTTTGATGTCAAGGCTGTATTTTGCCGTGTCACCGTATTTTTCAGCGAATCCCGAACCCTTTTCAAAAAACGGCTGATAGTATTCATCAATGTTCGCATCGCCGATGTATTGGTCTGATGCACGAATCGAATCGGCAATATCAACCATGCCGCCGAATGAACCAAATTCATCCAATTGCGGCGTTTCAGACGGCACAATGTTAATCCATTGATGTGATTTATCAACCGCAAGGCGAAAACGTCCGGATTGCGTGTTTTCTTCTGTGTATTGCACTTGCGTTCGGGCGCGTGATTCATTCCGGTACAGAATTGTTTTGCGCGGTATTCGCATTTTTTTCCATTCCGGATTGTGCGCAAGCGCATTCCCGTCCATTGTGTCAGCGCGGTTCAAGTCAATCTCCGTTTCGGAACGGTTGTTGAATGTCGTTTTGATTCCGACTTCGCCAACAGTTACAGACACCTTCGTTGCGTTTCCGTTCGTTTCCGAATATGTTGACAAATCCAACACGCCGGAATATAACTGTTCGCCGGTTTCATCCGCAACCGTGTACGTGATTTCTGTGTCGATGTCCGAATTGTATGCATCGCGAATCATCGTTGCGGCGTTGCGCCCGCCGTTGTTGTAAAACTCCAATTTTGAAACAGATACTTCAGCCGAAACACCATGATACGTGCCGCGACTGATTTTTGTTTTCAACCCGTCAAATCCAATCGGTTCATCAATGACGTGCGCGATGCCGCCAATGGTCAATGTGTGTGTCAGTTTCGTCAATTCCATGCCCCTGCATATTTACGGTTCAAATAATGGTGTGTGTCGCCGCCTTCAGTAACGCCGATGCCGGAACGGTCAACATTCACATATACGGCTTTTTGTTCCGGTATTTTGATATTGTCCGCAACCGCTTTGCCGATGCGGTCATAATCCGGCGCGAAGCCGATTTGCTGCATGATAGCATACCGCATGATTTCGCGTTCAACGCTCGGTTGCGCGGGTACGTATGGCATCGGCACATCGTAATCGCCCCATTTTTCCGGCTGATTCAAATGATGATGCGGAACGATTGAAGCATTGTCCGGAATATACATCAACTCCGCGCCACGTTCACCAACCATTGCGTATTCACCTTTGCCGCGTTTACGTCCTTTCGCGTATTTCGGCAACGGCTTTGCAAGCACCATTGCAAGTTGCGTTGCACCCAATGCAGCCGCCATTGCGGTCATCGCAATTGTTGTTGCGCCGAAGTCAACTTTTGGCACATCCGCCCAAATACGCATGATAGCCATTGCCGTATTCATCGCGATGCTGAATGCCGCTTCTGCCTTTTCAACGGCTGCGGCTTTGCGTTTCAATTCCAACTTTTTATCTTCCATTTCCTTTTCTGAAAGATATTTCTTTTTGGAATCTTCCTTTGCTTCCTCTGCATCGGTTGTGTACAGTTCATCCAAATCATCCAACTGTTGTTGTATGTTGTCGGAAATTGCGCCGAATATCTCTGAAGCCATGTCAGACACAAACGACATGATGTTATTGACCAATTCTTGCGTTTGCGCCGTGCGTTCCGCAATCATTTCCGCTTCTGCATCCAATGCTTCGCGCTCGATGTCAAGTTTGGCATCTTGGAACTGTTGTTCGTTAATCAAACCGCTTTCATACTGCGATTCAATTTCTTGCATCCGGATGTCACGGAGGTTCTTATCGTGATTTGCCAGCGTTTCGCGCGCCGCTTTGATTTGTTCATCCGTGCTGTTTTCATTGTTAAGAACAGCAATTGCAGCGTTTTCGGCTTCTTTCACACGTATTTCAGCCGCCAATTTGTCATCGGCGATTGTTTGCGCTGAATGCTGTTTTTCCAACTCTCGCAAATCGGCTTTCAATTTCTCATTGACCGCCAAAATCTTCTCCGCGCGCAATTGTTCATTCTTTTCTGATTGCTCGATATTTGCGATTTCCAATTTCGCTTGTTCTGCCAATACCTCTTTTCGCGTTTCGTACAGATATTCGCCGCCGAATGATTCAGCCAATGCCATGTCATTTTGCAAGCGTAATTGTGCAAGTTCGTTTTGCTGTTCGCGGTCTTTTGCCGCAAGTTCGTCATTGACTTTTGCAATCTCCTTTTGGCGTTGCTGTTCAAGCGATTTGCGCAATGCTATTTCAGCCGCCGAATTGCCTTTCACGGCTGCAATCTTGCGGTCGAAATCCAAATTGATTTTTGCAATCTCTTTGTCCGAACCGTCTTGCATCAATGCGATGCGCACATCTGCCAATTGCCTTTCGGCTTCTTGTATCTCTTCACGGCGGCGTTGCGCGTATTCGCGTTGTTTCTGCAACAATTCGTCATTGCGCTTTGTCTGTTCCGCTATTTCGCGAATATGCACGTCTTGCCGGTGCTTTTCGATGTCCTCATCATATTGTTGCCATTGTGCTTTCATTTCGTCAAGGAGTTTTTGCTCCTCTTCTGAAATCTTGCCGTTCGCGGCATTTTTCTTGCGCACCATGTCATTGTATGCACGCACGGCGATGTTGCGTTGTTTCATCAATCCGTTTTCCTCAATCTTTGCAACCTCCTGCCATGATTTGCCCTCTGCTTCAGCCAAACGGGACGCATAATCGCTTGCGTCTTTCGTGTCTTTCAACAGTTCTTTCGTGCGTTCCATTGTGCCGTTGAAATCGCGTTGTTCCTCTTTCGCCTTTTTAGAACGTCCGATAAACACCGCCAAACCAGCCGCCAATGCAGCAATGCCGGCAACAATCAGCATGACGGGGTTTGCAAGCAATGCCGCGTTCAATGACCATGTTGCGGTTGTAGCCGCGCCCGTTGCAGCCGTTTGCGCACCTTTCGCAACTGCATCCGCGCCGGATGCCGCCGTTGCTTTGATAGTTTGCGCCGTTTCTTGTTGTTTCGCCTTGTTGAACAACTTTTGCATCGCCGTGCGCAATACGACATTCGCAACAGAATCTTTGTTCAGCGTGTTTGCGACTTGTTGAACGCCGTTCAGAATAGCCATTGCCGCTTGCACCTTCAAGAATGCTTGTTGCAATTCCTCTGATTCACCGCCCAATAATGCCGCCGCCGATGTAGCGACATTGAAAGCACCGGCAACCCCCGAACCAACGGACATCGCCGCGTCAAGATTCTTTGTGTCAGATGATAGAATTTGAATTTGGCGCGCTGTATCGCCCATTTGGTCTTGCAACTTTGCCGCTTGAATTGACATGTCGATGAATGCTTGCGATGATGTATCGCCGGACATTTCCATTTGCGCCAATTGCTCACGAATCGCCCGAATCTGCATCGCAAGTTTATTGCCCGCGCCGTTCATGGCGTTGTATGCTGAAACGGACTTTTTCAGCGATGCAATGGACTTTTCGTTTGCGGTGATTTCTTGTTGCAATGCCGCTTTGCGTTCTTTGTGATACGCAATGACTTCTTGCAACTGTGTTGCGTCCTCTTTGCCCGCTGCAATACGCGCTTTGACCGCTGCAATATCTTCTTGTTCAGCCTTTGCAAGATTGCGCATTTGCTGTTCAAGTTCTTTGCCGCGATTGTTCATTTCACGCAATTGCACTTGCGCGTCTGTCAAATCGGCTTCGCCGGTAATCCGGACAAGTATGTTTTCTTCAGCCATATTATTTGCGTTTTATCTGTTGTTCCAACTCTTTTTGTTGCCGTTGCCGTTCGTCTGATTTTTTGACCTCGCGCTCCAGCAATGCGAAAAAGTCAAGAAACGTCAATGACAACAGCCGTTGCGGGTCGCCGTTCGTCACGATTTGTTCCCATTCGTCATATTTGCGTTCTTGTTCATTGAGCCAGCGAAACGCATTAAATCGGAATGCAGGGCGTTCAATTCTTGGTTCAGTAGGAAAAAGCCGTTGAAATCGCCAATGGCATTCGTCAAGAAGGGCATCAATTCCGTCAACGGCTGTTGCAAAAAAAAACTTTCAACGTCCATGTCCTTTTTCCAACGTGCGATTTTCTTTTCTGCGTACTCATGTTCGTACACTTCCGGCTTCTCGGTACTGTCGAAAAAGACTATTGATGCCAAACGATAACACAAATCCAAATCAGCGGTCAAATTCAACCGGTCTTTCAACATACTGTTCAATTCATTCAACTTGAAAATGTCGATGTTGTTTGAATGCAATGTTTCGTCAACGGCTTTCGTAAATCGCAACAGAAATTCGCGTGAACAACGCATCTGAATTTCGTTGAATGCCGATAATGCAGCACGCCCGCGCTGATATGGCAAATTGTTGATGTCAGCAAAACGATAATACTTGCGCCCGCCGGATGTGAACGCATATTCAATCCGGTGTTGTGCCTTTTGTTCGCGGCGTTTGTCACGCTCGATGCGCCAAACCTCCGCCAATTCTTTGACTAATTGTTTGAAATATCCCATAATTCTTGCAATTTTTGTTCAAGTCTGTTCGGGTCTGTCCCGTAATCTATTTTGTAGCGGTTTTCATACAAATGCCAATAGCCGCGCGCATCCCAATTGGCAATCTGAAACGTGGAACGCCCCCGATATGCGTTGTATAACAGTTGCCCGCCGGAACACATGCAGCCATGACCGATGAATCTGAAGCCGAATTGCAATGCAATGCGTTCAACCGCCATTTTGTATTCATTCCGCTGTTCAATTGTCATTTCTGTTCATTCGTTATCTGTTCGCCGCGTTGGAAACGTGCAACAATAGCATTGCGGAAGTTCACGTCAAGTTGCCGCGTGTCCATTTTCTTATTCAGACGTTGCCGAACGCGCTTTGCATAGTGCTGATTGATGATTTGGCGCAATTCGTTGCGTTTGCCGATGAAAAACGTGTCACTCCATTGCACAACGTAAATCATCGCGCCGGTGTCCTTTGACATCTTGCGTGCTTTTTTGAAGGCTTTTGCCTTTTTGCGATTGAATGCGGCGCGCATAATCCACTTGTACGGGAAAATGACCCATGCAAACAGCACGGTCAATGCGATTGAAGCCCAATAAATCGCGTTGTGTTCAACTCTAATCGTTGCCATAGTAAATGTATTTGATGATTGCGGCGAAGATGACGTTTGCGCCGATAACGCCCAATAAAACGGGAATGATATGCCAATGTATGCCGTACAACGGCGGGTATATAATCAGCGTCCAAACGCCACCCATACACACGTTGCAGTCATACAACGGTTTTTTCAACCATGACACGCGGCGCAATGCCGGTTTGTCAAACAATGCATCCAGCCTTTGCCGGAATCCGCCGAAAATCATGCCGTCAAACATGGAAACATGAACGGCTGTGACAATTAGCGCGATGATGATGATTTGTTCAAGCATAATTGTTGTTTTTATTGTGTTTGCGGCTCTCAATTCGTTTGCACGAAGTATTTGTAGAACCGATGAAAAAAGTATCTCATATTGTCCAAAAAGTCCGATTGTTGCGCAACGTTGCCGCGCGATGTTTTTACGGGTTTGTTGTCAGCATCCGACATGACGTTTTCGCAATCGAATATCAACGGTTTGCAACGCTCTTCGTCAATGATGATGTCAAACTTTTCAAAACAGTTGTTCATAAACAGCCGCGATTGCGCCAATGGCGGGTTTGTGTTTGACACCTGCATCGCCGCCGTGCCTAATCTGAAATAATACCGTATTTCGTCATAGTTCGTCAGTTGCGACATCGTTGACCGTTGGTTTCCGGCTGCATCGCCGGTTACAATCAGCATGGCGCGCGGGTATCGTTTGGCGATTTCTTGGCAAATGGCGCGTGTCGTGCCGTTTTCGATGCGCACGGTGTCGATGCCGTATATGCGCCGGTTGTCGAATTGCCACAAACTGCATGTCATCGGGTCTTTGTTGAAGTCGAATGACAAATACAACGGCATTCGCGGGTTGTACTGTGTACGTCCTACATGGCGCGAACGGTCGAAAGCGTGCAACCATGTTTTGTCAGTAACCGAAATCGGGTTTTGTTGGTACTGCGTTTCAAACACGTATTTGTTTTGCCGCCGCATGGTCTGCAACTCCTCCAATGTGTGTTTGAAAGGGTACAACGCATGTTCATCGCCGTTTTCGTCTGTCACGATTGCCGGTAACGAAAGCACCTTCCAATCGTATTGCTCTTCGGGACGCTGCAAATACCCGCACAAATCATCTTTGTGCAAACGCTGCATGACAACAATGATTGGCGTGTTGCGGCTGTTCACACGGCTTCGGATTGTGCCTTCGAAGATGTCAATGACCTTTTGCCGTACAACCGGCGAATCAGCGTCAACCACTTTCAACGGGTCATCAATGATGATTGCACCGCCGAATTGGAATTGTTCTGCGTCTGCTTGCGCTGCAACCAGCGTTTCAATGCCTTTGTCCGGATTGCCGCGCAACGGTTCGTCTGATTCGTCACCGTACAAAAATGATTCAATGTCCGCTGCATCTGTTTCAACAGTACCCGCGCCGAATCCGGTGATTTGTCCTTGCGCCGATGTAGCATAAACGCCACCGCCCGCCGTTGTGTACCATTTTTGCTTTGCGCTTGCGTCCGGTTTGATTTCCACGTCCGGAAATATGCGTTGATACCAATCCGATGCAACCGCGTCTTTGATGTGTTCAGAATTGTCAAGTGCCAAATTCGCCGAATACGATGTCAAAATGTATTTCGATGCGGGGTTCATCGCAAGTCCTTTCATAACAAACGACTTCATAAACTCCGTTTTGCTATAACGCGGCGGCATGTTTATCATCAAAAACCGCGTTTTGCCCTCAAATACATCGTTTAGTGCTTGCGCGATTTTCTTGTGATGTTCGCCAACGTTGAATTTTTGACCATACTGCGAAGCAAAGAAGAACCGCGTTGCAAACAATGTGTCTGTGAATATCTTGTACCGTATTGCTTGCGATTTCGTCATCTTTGCCCGTTTATATTCGTTTGTCCAACTCTGCAATAAATTCGGCGGCTTCTTGCGGTGTCATGTTCGTTTCATGCCGTACTTTGCACGTTCCTTTGACCTCGATTTTCTCCGCCGGTGATTCGCCTTTCAAGTCTGCCAGCATCTTTGCAGCCTTTGAATCGCCCGCCATTGCGGATTTGTACAATCCAACAACAACAGCACCGTCCCATGTCGCATCTTCTTCAACGCCTTGCGGGTTTTTCAGCGTGATATGTTGCGCCCCGTAAAACTTTGCCCATTCACGCATTGAACGATTGCGTTTCAACGATTCGCGCGATTTCTTTTGCGCGGCTTTCGCCGTTTCGGAATTGAACGATGTTGCATTGGCATGTTTGCTTTTCGCTTTCGTGCCTTTTGATGCCGTTTTCGATGCCTTTGATGTCTTTGTTCCCTTTGTCATGTCTAAAATGCCGCTACAACCCGCAATCAGCGGGATTCGTTCAAATACGTTTTCAATTCGTCTGCATCAATCGTGTCACCGGCGAAATACATGGTGTTTCCGATGATGATGTTTGATGCATCATTCAACTCGATATATACGCAATTGCGCTTTTCGCGCTGTTTCTTTTCAGCCTTTTTCGGTTCAAGTCCCCAATTTGCAGCGTCAACGCCCCATTCGGACAATTTCACCGCGTCCCAATCATTTGCCAGCGCATCCCAATCGTTCTCCCCGTCATGTTCATTTTCAAGTATGATGATTTCTTGCAGGGTTTCGGCATCTGCTTCAGCCGGAACGATGATGCAAGGCACACCGGACATCTTCAACGCCCTTGCAGCGCGCAAACGCTGATTGCCGCCCAATGCAACGAATTTGCCTTTGTACTCATACACCTTCAGCGGGAACACGCCCAAAAGATTGTTTTTCGCGATTCGCTCTTTCAGACGTTCATATTGCTCTTTCGTGATTGTGCGCGGGTTCGCCGGAACATCGGGTATTTGCCCGTTGTTGTTCGCGATTTTCCCTATTGGAACAATGCAAATTGATGTGTTGTCGATGATGTCCATGTGTACGCAATTACAAAATTCGCTGCAAAGATACTGTTCATTTTGAACACTTGCAAATTTTCTTGAACATAACAAGCAAAAAAAACGCCGGTGCGTGGCGCACCGGACGTTCGGATGTCAGATGAATAGTTTTGGCATTGCAGCCGGAAGGACTTTTTCGGTTGCTAACTTGTAGAAGTCTTTTTTGATTTCGAAGCCGTATGCACGCCGTCCCAAATTGGATGCTGCAAGTAATGTTGAACCCGAACCGGCGCACGGGTCAATAATAACATCGTTCGGGTCTGTGAAAATCTCAATCAGACGCTCCAGCAATGGAACGGGTTTTTGTGTCGGATGCACTTTCGGTGTTTTGTTGTCACGAACCCAATCGAAACAATTGAAAATCATGTGCCCGTCATTGTTGAATTTCGGGAGTTTGTCTTTGTATAGAACCAAACCATATTCACAATTGCCAACAATCTTCATGTTCGCTTTCAGCACTTGCGCCGAAAAGTTCTTGCGGAACACAAGCGGAATATAATGCATGAATCCGTACCGTTGCCCCAAATCAATGTAATAGTGCAATTGTTCAAACGCACAAAAGATAATCATGCACGGTGCTTTGCTCTTTTGGCGCGTTTGCGGCGTTTTTTCTGCATCGTCTGAAATCCCCCCCCCATTTTCCAATTCGGCATCTGAAACGCCTTGTTTCGGCTCTTTAACCAGCATTTGCGAACAGAAGTGCATGAACTCCGCCGGTCTGAAGTCTTTGTCCGTATCGAAAAACTCTTTGCCCGCCAATTCGGATTCGCCGTTTTTGTTGTCACCGTCCTTGTACCATGCCGGATTCGATGCGTATGCGTTTTTGCCCAAATTATACGGCGGGTCTGCAATAATCAATTGGGCGTGTGGAATGCCATATACCTTGAAATTTTGGAAATGGTCATTGTATAATTCAATTTGTTTCATATCGTTGTGTGTTTTTAATCGAATAATGAAAGTTGCTTTGATATTCTTCTGACAACATAATAATTTTCCGTTTTGCGGATGAACGCATAAGTGTTGCTCCGGCAAAGTTTGGAAAAATCTTCATACGAATATATTGCATAATCGTGCCAATCGAAAAAAAGGAATTGCCGATGATGCACTTTTCGCATGTCAAATATGACCGGATGCGCAATTATACATGTATTCAGCACGTAATCGGCTTTTTCGGCGCAAAAGCCGCCATGATAATTGCACCACAATTTGCCTTCAAGCGTCATTGCGCGATGACATAATTTGCATGGGATGTTGCGCATGATGTCATTTCTCATAATAAACTCATTTGAAGTTGTCCGGAATAGAATCCAATTGGTTCAAACCCGTCATCCTTATGGAATACGCTTCGTTTTATGACTTCGTTCTTTTGAAAAATCAATAAAACGGGGTCGTGTGGCAATCCTTTTATCGGCGTTACTTCAAAAGATTTGTTCAATACAAACGTCACATACGATGTCAAACCATTTGCAAACAAAACACAATTGCCAACTTTGATGTTTTCAAAATCAGTCCGCAACGATTCTGTGACATGATTGTTTATTCGCCGAAACCATTGTTCGTGCGTTTCACCTTTTTGTATTCCGTTTTTGTTCTTTGCCATGATGTCATTGTTTTAGTTCATCGGGAAACTCATTCCAGCGGCGCACAAGTTCTTTCGCAAATGCGTTCGATGATTCGACATCGCCCAAATGAATTTCAGCAAATGAAAAATTCCAACTGTCTTTGATTGCGATTTCCGCATCCCTTTCGCCTTTAATTGGACGCGCCGGAAGGTCTGTCAGTTGCACCGTCTTTGTGTCAAACTCGCCTTTGGCGTATTTCCATTTCAATTTCAGTTTCATATCAATATGCCTTTCCGTGTTTCGTTGGACGTAATTTGTTGTATTCGGCTTTCATCCGGATGTGCTTTTCGATGTCAATGTTCATCGCACCGCATAAATCCATAAGCCGCAAGAATGCATCGGCGATTTCATCTTCAAATGAATCTTTGATGCACAATTCAAATGCATCTTTGAAACGCATATCGGACGGTGATTCCGGATTGTATGGTTTCATTGTTTCCTCATAAAATCTGAAATTCGCGTGTCGGTTTTTCCGGTCTGCTTCGCACGCTTCGCCCAATTCCGACACAATCAGCATCAAATTGGTTGCGACCGGTTGCGGGGTGAACCCTTTTTCGATGACGGCTTCATGCTGTTCTTTGCAAGCCGCGTTCAATGATAAATTTTCAAACATGGTTGTATAAATTTTAATGATTGATGATTCGATGTTTCATTCCCAATGGTTGTTGTCGTTCTTATTGTACACAAACAGCCATCGGCGTTCAATAAGGTTTAATAGCACCGCCGCCGGTTGATTCAACAACGCTTTCGCGGGCATAATGCGGTTCAGATGTACGCAATAGATTGCGCGGTTGACTTCCGCAAGTTTCACAATCTGTTCAATCCATTCGATGCGATTGATGTTGTCCGGAATCAGACGTTTATTGTACGTTGACATACTTGTTTTCAAATTGATTGGTTGAACACTTGAAATGCAGTTGCGTTGCATGAACATGCGGAACTTTCGGATTCTTTTTGTCATCGCATACGCAAAGGATTTTGCCTTTCATAAATCCCGCCTTCGGGATGATGCAGTTTTTGCAATGCTCGCAAATATGCGGCGGGTTTTCAAAAAATGTTTTGTCTATCATACGAAATCGAATAATGATGTTTGTTTGATAACACGACCGCCGATGCAGATTTCGCCCAAACACTCGGCGCGAAACCGCGCTTCTTGTGCTGCATGATATTCCGCGTCTATCTCGCAACCGGTGAAGTCGAATCCCAATTTGTATGCAGCAATGCGGCTTGAACCGCTGCCAACAAACGGGTCGAATACTTTTGCCCCTCCCTGCGCGTAATTGCGCAAAATCCATGCATACAGCGGAATCGGCTTTTGTGTGGGATGTATGCGTTCTTCTTTGTGTTTCATGTCGCCTTGCAACATACCTTGCCAGCGGAACGCGAATTTGCGCACGGCGGTTGGAAACGATGTCCATGCCAATTCACAATCGGCGAAATCGGTTGCTCCATTCTCTTTGTCCCATACAATCCAACATGATGACGGGTACGGTATGCGGTCGATGAAATGGTTTGCGCCGAAAATGATTTGATTGCGCGAAACTCTGATAATCTCATCAAACACGGCTTTGTCCGGTGCGCTTTTGTCCCAATCTTTCGGCGTGTATTCGCGTGATTTGGCGATGCAGCCGCGCGAATGGTTTTTCAAACCGTCTTCGCCGATGCCGTATGGCGGGTCGCAAATCGCAAGGTCAAATGCTTTGTCCGGCAACGTGCGCATGAACGTCATGCAGTCGCAATTGTGTACTATACTTGCGGGAGGTGTCATTGGTAATCTTCAAGTTCTTTGAATATGTCACGGAACAAATTGCCATTCGGGACGGGTTCAATGTCCGGAAAAACACGTTTGTATGCTTCGTATGTCGCATAATTGTTCAAGCGGAAACGCCCCAATTCTTTGCATTGAAATTGCACCCATGCCATAATCAGTTGAATAAATTTAATTGTTGTTTGTGCGCATCAAAAGCGCATTGAACGATTTTTTTTTGATAATCATATCCGGCGCAATACAAACATGATGTGCAAATCCATGAACCAGCATGCACAATGCTATTTTTGAAATCACGAATCATCTGATAATGGATGCCGTGATAATCATTCCGGATTGGCATTGTTTTCGTCTGCATACCATGCGGACATTTAGTTTTGCATGAATACGCTTTTTCTTTGAATTTTACTGTTTCCATATCGTTCAAAATTACTGAAACAAGGTTTGTTGCGTGTCCGGTACTTTCGGAGTGTTGAACTCAATGTGTTCGTCAATCCACTTTTCCCAAAACTTTGCTTTGTCCAATGCCATTTTGCTTCGGCTTTTGAAAAACTCTTTTTGCCACTTGCGCATTTCTACAACGGCGGCATAAAAGTCAGTTTCATTGCGAATCGGCAATCCGGAAAATAAATGTCCTTTGCTATCTGTTTGCATAATGTTCTGATTTAATTTTTAGAATTTTAATAAAACCTTCGAAGTCTGATAAATTGAATGCCATTCGGAACTGCCGCCCGCCTTTTCGTCCAAAATTTATCTGCTCTTCGAAACGCAAATGTATTTCATTTTTTTCTGCATCAATGAATCCGGAAACATCATACGTAACACCCTTTTTCTTTTCCATTCCGACATTTTGGATGCCGTCACCGTGCAATTTGGTGTCTGTTGTCAAACTTTTCATAATTTCATAGAGAATTTCAAATAACATATCGTTGTGGATTTGGATGTTTCGCCGTGTGCGTATGTGCGCCGGTTGTACCGGCACACAATACGGCTGCGGCTTTTATTCGTTTTCGCGTCTGTACACGTCAACAATCTTTGTTTCCTCAACGGACAATAATTCCGAATCGTATGACTTCAGATATTGCGATGCTGCTTTACGCGCTAATTCCAAATCGGATGCACCAACATACAAGAATACCGGTTTGCGCGATTCTTTTTCACCGTCAATGGTAATCAGAACACATTTGCACTTGAATACTTTTTCCGGCGCAACACAATCAACAATGTCGAATGGTGCAACCTTTTTCATTGCGACAATATCAATGTCGTTGCCGAATGATTCCGGAATAAGTATTTTCAGCAATTTTGATTCTGCATCGCCGAAGTTCTCACCTTCGATGACATATACTTCTTTCACGATTGCGGGGTTGTCCTCGCCGGTCTGCTTTGAATAGCGTACTTTGATTTCAAATAACATGGTTTGATGAATTTAATTGTTAATAATTTTTGCGCCTTGTGCGCGGTTTGTGGGTGAATGCACCCGTTTTGGTTAATTGTAGCAATTTGGCGTTGAACGTTTTGATTTTGATTCGCGGGTTTGATTTGATGCGTACAAAATCCGCTTGCGTCAAATTGGGGTTGCGGTGTCGCATGGTCTGATACTCTCGGCATATCTCCAGCCAAAAATCATCGGAATGGTGAATGACATTGTGCGGTTCGGGACTTTTGCGTTTGTTGCCGGTTGTCATACGTTCGCCGTTGCGCTGTTCCTCAAATGCCGGAAAATCGAATGTCGGATGCGGGTCAATCTTCGGGACTGCGTGATTGCGCTGTTCGGCGATTTCTGCCATTGCCGCCGCGTGTCCGGCTGTGTAACCTTCCGCGTATGCTTTCAATACCTCATCATACAGATGCGTTCGGATGATTCCTTTTTCGTCTGAAAGTTTCTGCAAGATTTGATGCTGCAAACGCTGTTCGGATTCATTGAAAAGCACATTGACCATTTGCGCGATTTTACGCCGCTGTTCAATTGTCATTTGTTCCGGTTTCATAGCCGCTACGATTTAGCAATCCAACGTTTCACGGAGTTTTTGCTGATTCCGAAATGCTTTGCAATTGCGTTCACGCCTTTATCGGGGTTTTCCGCTGCATACTTGCGCACCTCATCTTTGAACTCCTGCGAATAAACTTTGTTTTGCCGCTTTTCTTGCGATTTGGCGGGTTTTCTGTCGTTGGACGGTTCATTGTTCGTCTTGTGTACTTCGGACGCGCCACAAAAGATTTCTGCAATGCCATCGCCGATTTTCTTTGCGATGCGCAAGTGCTTTTCGATGTCTTTTAACTGTTCCGGCTTCAGTTTCTCCTTCAGTTCATCCGGAATAATCGGGTTGCCCTCTTTGTCGAAATCAATTTTGCGCGCAAGCATTTCAATTTCTTTCATGTCCTC